AAATCATCCAGCCCCGAAGCGCCCGCAGCGGAAACGCAGAGCGAGGCCACGGGAGAAACGAAATCAGAGGGCCAGACCCCAGGAGACAAGCCCGTCGAAACGGTAAAGCCGTCCATCGACCCGCCGTCTTCCTGGTCCCGTGAAGTCCGCGAGAAGTGGGCTTCGCTTCCACCTGACGTGCAAGAGTATGTTGCGCGCCGGGAAAGCGAGAGCCATTCGCAGATTACACGCTTGGGGCAGACCGCAAGGGCCGCAGAGCCATTGTTGAACGTCATCGAACAGAACCGTGAACTATTTTCCAGACGTAACGTGCAGCCAGAGCAGGGCGTTGCTGCCTTGCTTAATGCACAGCGGAAACTGGACGAGAACCCGGTTGCTGCCATCGGTTGGCTTGCTCAGCAGTACGGCGTGGACCTTTCAATGTTCGCCAATGCGGACGGATCACAGTCGGCGCAAAGCCCACAAGTGGCGATGTTGCAGGCTGAAATCGCGTCAATGCGGCAGCGGCTAGCAAAAACAGAATCAACCGTCATGGAAACCGATGCCGAAAGGCAATCGGCGAAAATGGCAAATAATCAATCAGCGGTCGATGCGTTCCTGCAGGACAAGACGCTGACGGATTCTGACACAGACGAACTACTTGTTCTCATAGCCACCGAACGGCAGTTCAACCCCGGCAAAGCAGCCGACAAACTGTTGCAGGATGTGTGGGAAACATTTCAGGCCCGGACTCCGGAACGTCGTCAGAAACTGAGTGAGCAGCAAATCTCAGAAGCTATGGCCAAGAGAGACGAGGAAGCCAAGAAAAAGGCGACCGAGGCAAAGAAGCTCGCATCAATCAACGTCAGGTCAACGCCCGCAACTTCGCCCAACGCGAAAACGATGGACGACACGTTGCAGGAGATATCGCGCCGCGTTTACGGTCGATAAGGAAACAGAGCAATGCCTTCACCTAATGCAACCTTCACTGAAATGGTCACGACGACCCTCCGCAACCACAAGAAGCAGTTGACGGACAACGTGTCTGCCAACAACGCGCTTCTCCGCGTCATGAAGGAAAAGGGCAAGATTCAGACCCGCTCAGGCGGTTATGAAATCGTCCTCCCCCTCGATTACGCAGAGAACGCGACGTATCAGCGTTACGCTGGTTATGATCCGCTCAACATCTCCGCTTCTGACGTTCTGTCGGCGGCCAAGTATGATTGGGCACAGGTCGCTATCCACGTAACGGCTTCCGGTCGCGAGCTTCGCATGAACAACGGCCCGGAGCAGATGATCAATCTGGTCAAGGCCCGTATCGCTAACGCGATGCGCACCGCCGCCAACAACTTCTCCATCGACCTGTACTCGTCGGGCGCACTGACGAACCAGATTGGCGGACTTGCCACCCTCATCCAGACCAACGGACAAGGCACGGTCGGCGGCATCAACGCGGCAACTTATAGCTTCTGGGCGAACAAGTTCCGCGAAATGACCGGTACCAACACATATGCGTCGATCCAGGCGGATATGAACAACCTCTGGCTGGCAACCAATCGTGGCACGGATAAGCCCGACCTTATCGTGTCCACGCATGACCTGTACGCGGCTTATGAAGCCACGTTGCAGTCCAACCAGCGTTACGCTGACGCGAAGCTTGGCGCGCTTGGCTTTGAAGCCCTGCGTTACAAGTCCGCGCCTATCGTGTTCGATTCCAATTCGAACTTTGCGACGAACGGCGAGCGTATGTACTTCCTCAACACTGATTACCTCTACCTGATCGAGCATCCCGAGGCCAAGTGGACCGAGGACGAGGAGAAGGTGCCGGTTAATCAGGACGCGGTCGTGGTCCCGATCTACTGGATGGGCCAGCTCGTGACCTCGCAGCGTTCGCTGCAAGGCATCATGTTTGACGCCGCGTAATCAGAGACAGAAGGAGAAACGAACATGCCTTACTACATCACTAACGCAATCGCGGGAACGCAGTCGATTGCTGAAACGGACACGGTTCAGCGTCATGCGCTCGGAACCATCGTCGATGCCTACGATCCTGTCTACGGCGCCGGCGAGTTTGTTTACCTTGCTGGCGTTGCAAGCACGGCAATTGGTTCTTGGGTTACGTTCAACCGCGATGATAGCACGACGGCGCTTCTCGCCGCCAATGCCATCGGCCCGGTTGCCGTCGCCATGTCGGCTAACGACGCGGCAACCAAGTTCGGCTGGTATCAGATCACGGGCAAGGCCATCGGCCTCTGTCTCGCGCTCTTTGCTGACAACGCCAACGTATATGCGACCGGGACTGCTGGTAGCGTCGATGACGCGGTTGTGGCAGGCGACCGCGTGAAGAATGCCAAGGGCGCGTCCGCTATCGGCACGCCGTCGGGCAGCTTTGCCGAGTTTGAGATTGATCGTCCCTTCATGGATGACGCTCTCGCGGCCTAACGAATACGGGCGGGGGCTTCGGCTCCCGCCCTTCCTCTAACAACAGGTGATTGATGGTTGATCTAGCGCCTTCCAGCAAAATTGGCGTTCGTTATCTTCGGGCCGAGACGGAAATCACGGTTGACGAAAAGACGGGCCAATCGCGAACGAGGGACCGGGTTTATTTCTGCCAACCGGGTTCGGCCCAGATTGCGCAGACCTCGGAATATGTTTCGCTACTCAGAAAGAATAAGGAATTGTGGACTGTTCTTGGCCCGCATTACGAAGCGTGGAAGCAGAATAACGAAATCCCCGCGCATGGCACGCCACTGGCGGCTTGGGCGGGCATCACGCCTCAGGAAGCGGAAATCCTCAAGTCGTTTAGCATCCCGACTGTAGAGGAATTATCAGTCGTACAGGATAGCATGATGGCGCGCATTCCACTGCCGAACATAAGGTCGAAGCGTGACATGGCGCAACGCTATCTCGCATCGTCGGACACGCGCAAGACGGAGCAGGCTTTGGCCGAAAAGGATCAGCAGATTGCTGATTTGCAGGCCAAGCTGGAAAACCTTGCGGAATTGGTCGCGGAGAAGCTTGACGCCGCCGAAGCGCCAAAGCGCGGGCCAGGGCGCCCGCCTAAGCAGGCGTCATCGGAATAACTGAGAAAGCAGAGGGATAACTGAATGTCGCTCCTAACGATAACACAGGACGCCATGTCCCTCTGCGGCCTTTCGGCGGCTACTGCGGTTTATGGAACGAATGACCCGACAGCGGCGCAATTCGTCGCTCTAGCTCAAGTCGAGGGCGACGAGCTTTCCCGCTTCCATGATTGGCGTGCGCTTAAAACGGCGTTCACAATCACGGGCGACGGAACCACGACGCTGTGGGATTTGCCCGCTGCCTTTGATCGCTTCATGTCGGGTGAAATCCTTTGGTCGAATGACTCGGCGGGCGAACTTCTCCCGCTTGTGTCGGATCAGGAACTAGTCGCGCTTAAAGCTCAGGAGACGGACCCTTCGGAATCGGTCTGGCGCTTGTTTGGCGATCAGATTGAGATATGGCCCGCACTTGCAAGCGGCGAGATTGTTACGACTGAATACCGGTCATCATACTGGATTCTGGACAACAATGCGACAACCCGCAAGGCGCGGTGGAGTGCTGATACCGACCGCGCGATTGTGCCGGAGAGGCTCATCACGCTTGGCCTTGTATGGCGCTGGAAGCAAGCAAAGGGCTTCGACTATTCGGAATCCTTCCGGTCATACCAGTTTGAACGCCAGCGCGCGGCGGGCGTGGACGGAGGAAGCCCGACAATCCAGATTTCCGAAACATCGCGGGCGGATATAGCGAAGATGGGCCGCCCGGCTCATTACACGGTCACGCCGTAATGCTTCTAGCCCCGCTGCGCCAGAACAAAAGCCGGGCCGGAACATCGGTCGGCGCTTCCATGCCTGCGCCGGTTGAAGGCTGGGATGATGAAAGCTCGCTTGCGGACATGTCGCCGCGCAGGGCGGTTATCATGGATAACTGGTTTCCGCAGCCTGCCTATGTCGAATTGCGCCGGGGCTGGGCGCTGCATAGCACAACAGCCAAGACGGTTCCGGTCAAAACCCTCATGGCGTATCACGCGCCAAACACGGGGAATGACAAGCTTTTCGGCGTTTCGGATAACACGATTTACAACGTGTCCGCTTCATCTGCATCCGCGACAACCGTTGCAAGCCTGACGCAGGCGCGCTTGCAGTTTGTGAACTTCACGACTTCGGGCGGATCGTATCTCTACACCGTCAATGGGGCTGATTTGCCCAACGTGTTTGACGGTTCGGCTTGGTCCAATCCGGCCATAACGGGGCCGGATGAAAGCACGTTTATCAATGTGAACGTGTTCAAGTCGCGCTTGTATTTCGTGCAGGTCAATTCTACAAAAATCTGGTATCTGCCGGTCGATAGCATCGCGGGCGCAGCCACATCGTTCGAGCTGGGCGGCGTCATGAGCATGGGCGGCAACATTGTCGCCATGGGGACGCTAACCCTTGACGGCGGTTCCGGCCCCGACGATCACGCCGTATTCGTCACAAGCAAGGGTCAGGTCATTGTCTATCAGGGTTCGGACCCCTCGGACGTAAACGCTTGGGCCTTGGTCGGCGTCTATAACATCGCGCCGCCGATAGGCTACCGCTGCCTTGTGAAGATTGCGGGCGATCTAGGCATCCTGACGACTTCCGGCCTGTTGCCGCTGTCCAAGGCGATGGTTGTTGATCGCGCGTCCCTCGATAACGTCGCGCTCACGGGCCGCATCCAAAACACGTTTACGGGCGCGCACAAGGACTACGGCGACAACAACGGCTGGAATGTGTGCGTATATCCCAAGGGGAATATGTGCATCGTCAACGTCCCCGTGGATGAGGACACAACATCGCACCAGTACGTGATGAATACCCTTCACGGCGCATGGTGTCGGTTCCTTGGCCAAAACGCCTATTGCTGGGAAGTGTACAAGGACCGGCTATTCTTTGGCGGCATGAACGGCAAGGTCTACGAGGCCGATATTGCGTCAAGCGACGGCGGAACGGCTATCACGGCGGAC